CTGCCGAACAACAGGTGCCGTGGCCACCGGCTTAGAAAAGCCAAAGGCTGAAGCAGCTTTTGCGGCAGCGTTAAGAAACCAAGAAGTAGGCCCAGTAAAGGGCTTCAAACTTGGAAACGCCTTCCCAATGGCAGTGGGCAAAGTGGCAGCAGTAGCCAAAATGCCAGAAAACTGGCCGTTGGCCTTAAGCTCAGCCTCCGCATTGGACTTGCCAGTGACAGGCTTAGCATTACCCGCCTGAGGAACTATGAATGTGGTGTCGACCAAAGGCATACGGCCAAACAACTGCACATTCTCCATGTGCATATAAACCTTATAAACAGGTGTGTTAGACCCAGCCAAAGTTGGCGTGGGAAGCACCTGTGTAAGGCCAAAAGTGCCCATAGAGTGAAAATTCTCAGACGGACTGCTGCCCCAATACTCAAACTCGTTGAGAAAGGGAACAACCAAACGCGACTGGGTGTTGTGTGACACATCCAGCCGAACGTGGGGCAAGTGAGTGCAAGTAGCTGGCTTATCAACACGGCGCCATTGAGAAGCGCCATACTGAAAAGCAGACACGAGCAAACCCTGGTGAAAAGGATTGCAATTATGCTCAACCGTAAACACCAAGTCCCCACGAACACCACGAACACCCCGCAAACGGGCAACCCAGTTGGGAACCTCATTCACAAAGTTGTTCCAAGTGGCGTCAAAAACATACAAAGACCCAACGGAAGAGGACAAATTGCCCCGCGATATCAACGTGGGGCGAGAAAAGAAACTCTTCAGATCCTGTATGTCGTCGTCAGCGGCCAAAAACTGACTGCCGGTACCCGCAGGGGCAACAGCACATATACTGGCCTCATCAGCGAAAAGAACTCCAGCATGATCCTGAACGGTGCTGGGTACATCAAGAGCACTTATATCAGTGCAATCATCAACTTTAGCTGGTTCATTAGCGTGCAACTATGTACACCACACCGCCTGCACTGACATGTGTGGGTGGGGCCGTTCTCTCTGAATCCTCTGAGTAGTAGCGGTAGCCATCCTGGCCACGCTTGAAACCGCGACCCCGGTATGTACTCCAAGCAGTGCGTATATAAGCTAGTACCAAACATCTGTGCGTGCAAAGCACAGTTCTCTTGCCTGTTCTCGGGAAAACACACTGCATACAAAGCCCATCTCCTTGCAAAACTGCAACACAGCTTCGTATCTGTGCTGCCACTCAGAAGCATCATGCAAGGAAAGCTCAAGCAGTGCGTCATAGAGGTTCTGCTGCAAGTCTCGCGCAAAATTGCGGTTGTTGTGGTACCAATAAGTACGGAACAGTATACTGTCCATATTCAACGGTCCACACCAGCCTCCCTCGCACTCAGCACGTGCAAACGACCTCTTCAGGAACGTGATGTCATCAATGGTCTCAAACGGCTTGAGCTCACCATCCTTCTTATCAGAAGTGTACGTGAGCCCAAAGTCCTTCATGTCCTCCGCTACGGTCACCTGATTGAAGACCTCGGAAACCGCATCGGAAACGCCAACCACGTTGTCATCGCCATAAGTGCACACATAAACGGAATCCCACATGTCTGTGAGATCCCCAGTGCGCGTGACGTAACACGCGGTCAGCGTAAATAAGGAATACATGGAATTGATGATGGTGGTCAGTGGGTGGCCGCTAGGCAGCGACTTGTTCCACTGAACAAGCGAATCACGCATGGCACCTACTCCCGTTAGGTGCCTGGAGTGGATGAGATCCTGAAACAACACCGTGCGCACACGGTCGTCCTCCTCAGTTCCTCCTCCTGCCCGGTACCATGAGTTAATATACTCAAGGCACAGCATGTGCACTTCTGGTTGCTCAGAGGCATCAAATGCCTTGAAATCACCAGCGAACACACGCCCACCGGGACGCAAAAGCTCCTTGGCCAGGATATCCCACTCAGTATAGTGGTTAATACCTGGCGCCATACCACATCGCGTGTGGTTCATATGCACTGAGCTCATAAAGGCCCCATAGTACTGCTTGACAGCAATGCTATAATCCAAAGGGGCCCCCGAGATGGCGCGTGTTGCCACAGCGTCCACCTTAGCATGAGGGCGCGTCTCATCCTTGAGAAAATCCACAAACACATGAGCCAAACGCTCATTGTTCTTCGCTGCTTCGACAACCTTAGCAGCGTCGCTCAGAACAGCCTTAGCTGCCTGACTCTCAAGGTCAAAATCATCGCCGTCGCCGAAAATCTCAGTTTTGCCCTTGGCATACTTGAGATTGTATGGGTACCCACATGAGGAGCTGCGCTTAACAGACTTCAACTTCATATGAGGCACACCAACAACGGCTTCCTCAGGGCTCAAAATGCGCCGCGTACTGGACAGCGTTAGCTCCCAGTGCCGCTTCATGGCAAGGCCCATAATGGCCTTAGCTCGAGGCACAAACGAGTTGTGCAGGGGGGTCTTGTAGTTCTCCATAGCTTTATGCATGGGGAAAACTGCTTCATCACCCCTGCGCACAGGTCGCAACTCGGCTGGCCTGACAGGGCACTCACCAAAGCCATCAAACCCAGTGGGCTTGAGCTTACTCTTCAAGCTCTGGGAAATCTGGCACTCGGGCGCAATAACGCCAATGGCAGCAATGCTACCATCAGCAAGGCCACTCTGCTCAACAACGTCGTGCGTCTCTTCAAAAGAGACACCCTTGTCCTGCAGAGAATCAACAAAGCGGTCAACAATAGGCCGCTTGCTGAACTTGCCAAGCTGAGCCTCCAACAACTCGCGGGTGAGCACGGCTGCCCAACCCTCGCGCTGCATGCCATTGGCTGGCGCCCTACTGCGCCCAGCCACATGGATCCCAAGCAAACAATGGCCCTGGAAATACCGGGGCTCCGCTATGGTAAACGGAGCACCACAGTCACCAAGCTGTGTGGGCATGTTATAGCGCCACACTTGCTGGACCTCATTGTATCCAACAGTGATCGAGCGGTCAAAGCCCAAACCACGGGACACAAGCACTGAGCGCTCCAGCTCAATGCGATTGTTGTACTCATAGGGGCGTGCAATGTCAAGACGCACGGGAATATCGCACCCGCGCGACAAATCGTTGCCAACCTCTCTGTCGGT